CATATAGGTTGGTTAACATTGTTAACATTATATACTGGTAAATATCAAAACAAAGAGTTTTAAGAAAAAATACGCCCTTTACAGCCTTAATTTGAACCCTCATATACGCGTATGTAAACATGTTAACGTTTAAAAATTTCAGAGGTGAGAAATGCTAGAAAAGGATATCGAGAGAAAATTAGTTGCAGGCGTCAAACGCGCGGGAGGTAAAGCGTATAAATTTGTATCCCCTGGCAATGTTGGTGTGCCTGATCGTATCGTCATATGGCCGAATGGTGTTATTCATTTCGTAGAATTGAAGACATCCAAAGGCGTACTTTCGCGATTGCAGGGAGTCCAAGCCAGTGAACTACAAAAGTTAAATCAAAAAGTATTTGTGCTAAAAGGTGCAGATGCCGTGACTGGTTATTTGGAGCAATTTACGGAAGAATTCGGGGTGAAAGCGTAATGCAGTTTATTCCGCATGCGTATCAGCGATATTGTATCGACAAGACCGTTAATCAAAATAAAATAGGGCTATTCCTGGATATGGGTTTAGGAAAAACGATTATCACGTTATCTGCCATATACGAATTGAAGTACTCCCGATTCGCCATTCGTAAAGTGCTAATCATAGCGCCTAAGAAAGTAGCGGAGGCTACATGGCAACGAGAAGCACGAAAATGGGACGGTGTAGGTATATTAAGGATATCTACTGTATTAGGCAGCCTGAAAAAGCGTATTAAGGCTTTAAACACACCTGCCGACATCTACATCATTAATCGCGAGAATGTAACGTGGTTAGTTGATTACTACAAGAATGCATGGCCGTTTGACATGGTAGTTGTAGATGAATCCAGTTCCTTTAAGAACCATACAGCTAAGCGCTTTAAATCATTAGCCTATATGCATAACCACATCAAACGCATGGTGTTGTTAACGGGTACGCCAGCCCCTAATGGATTAATCGACCTATGGGCGCAAGTGTATTTATTAGACCGCGGCGAGTCATTAGGGAAAACGTATACAGGATTTAGGGATTACTATTTTGAGCCCGATCAGAGGTCACGCGAAATGGTGTACTCCTATAAACCTAAATCCGATTCAAATGACAGTATCATGGCGGCAATATCTGGGTTATGCATATCCATGAAAGCTGATGACTATTTGGAATTACCTCCAGTAATCAACGATATTAAATATGTGCAGTTAGATGCGAAAGCCAAAAAAGCCTATGAAGATATGGAACGCACATCTGTATTAGTGTTGATTGAAGCTGGCGAAGATATCACAGCTTTGAGTGCAGCAGCATTATCTACAAAGCTACAACAGTTAGCGAATGGCGCCGTATATGATGGCGATAGGAACGTTCACGAGATACATGGCTGTAAGATTGAGGCTTTTATGGAACTTGTAGAACAGCTAAACGGCAAGCCCGCATTAGTATTTTACAACTTTAAGCATGACTGTGAACGGTTAAAAGCAGCATTAGCTAAGACTAAATTAAGAGTCTGTGAATTAAAAGGTGCCGATGATGAGATAGCGTGGAATGCTGGAGAGATTGATATTCTATTAGCGCATCCGGCTAGTACGGCATACGGGCTTAACTTACAGGACGGCGGGAACCACGTAATATGGTTCGGGTTAAATTGGAGTCTTGAGTTATATCAACAAGCTAATAAGCGGCTACATCGCCAAGGTCAAATGGAGAAGGTAATTATCCATCATCTAATATGTGAGGGAACTCGTGATGAGGATATGATGGATGCACTAGCGCAAAAGGACCGGGCGCAGGAATATGTGCTGCAAAGCCTAAAAGCAAGAATCGATAAATACAGAAAGGATGATTAATATGGATCAATTTATAATGGCGGGATTATTCGGAGCTATTGTAATAATAGTGTGTTACACGACTATTCAAGTTATAGATATTGTTGATAAACGAAAATACAAGACTGTATACGGGTTAACCCCAGGTAGATTGTATGAGCGACCAAATAATCCCCCGCCGCCACCTATTAAGTTATCAGCTAGCGAGGAATTAGGGCGATATATAGCCGATGAAAGATTGAGGCATTTAGGAAAAGTAACGAATCAATTTGGGATACATATGGGTAAAGTTATAGCAGATAAATCCCCTAATCGCATAATTAGTCAATGCGATGATATAAACCACCCAAGCCATTATACACAAGGAGATATCGAGGTTATCGATTACATCGAAGACAAGAAACTTGGGTATCGATTGGGTAATGTAGTGAAGTATGTATCCCGAGCTGGTCATAAGGACGATGCTATTAAGGATTTGAAAAAAGCCCGTTGGTATCTAAATCGGGAAATTGTAAAGAGGGAAGAGCATGACAAAAGTCGAGCGACTACTAATTAACAAAGGGCATTATCTAGATGACACGTATCATCTTGTCATGGATATAGTTAAGGTTGTAGATAATCTCAAGGATAATGTTGCCGAGAGATTAGATGATGACCTGAGTGATGATGCGTACGCCATGTGTGAGGAGATGTTTACCGCTGTTGAGCAATGCAAAGCAGATATGGTAGAAGCCATCGAGGATATTGTCGAACGTATGGAGGTAAAGGATGCAAAAGCGTAGAAGCAGGGCAGATGTGATTGTAGGTGCCATACAGTCAGATTTAAGTCTTGCCATCATACGAGCTCGTAATAGACAACTGAGATCACCTATGCTAGATGATAGAATTCGTGAAAGCGGATACATTGACGGATTACTACGAGCACAGATGATTATCAGTAAATATGGGGATTATCGCATATGATGGCTAATGAAGAACTACAAGCTGTCCGCCATACTGAGCAGCGAATGCGTGCGTTAGAGATTCAGCTAAGTGCGATTAACCGAGATCTACATTCAGAAGCTATACAGATATGTGAATCTGGAGATGCTATGCCACGAATCAGTAAGCACTTACAAGAATGTAGAGAGGAGCTGAACAGAGAATGGGATGAATTGATTGATTCTCGAAACAAGGTCAAGCAAGTCATCAACCAAATAACTGACGGACAATACAGGGATGTACTGAATCTCAGATACATTAATGCATTGCCATGGGAACAGATAGCTGTCGAACTAGGGTATTCGTGGCGACAAGTTCACAGACTTCATAAGAAAGCAATAGCCGAATTTGAAAAGATGGCATAGAATGGCACACTCTTAATTTAATATAATGTAAATGTAGTAGATAGCAGGCAGTGTCTGGCCCGCACAATATGTCTGCCTGCTGCACTGCCCCGGGGTAGACCTTACTTAGTTGAGGTCTACCCTTTTTCTTATTGAGTATCAATGATAATACCTAATTGAGAAAATAAAAATTTGGAAAAGGTACTCCGCGGGCGAAAAATGGCCGCTGGTCGCCCCCGCGCGATGGTCCTCTCTCTGTGAGAAAAATTTTCCTGTTGAATGTAGAAAGACGAATTTAGAAAGGAGTACACCTATGGCGGACACAAAACCGAGAGTGAAATTTGATGCTGCAGGCAATCTGCTCGTATCCAGCACTCAACTATGTGACCTCTTGCGGGTCACTCCGGAAATTATTTCTCGACATCATAAAGCAGGGATGCCTAAAGCCTCTGTAGGTTGGTGGAATCTCCGGGAAGTCCTCGTGTATTTAGGACAGGCGAAAGGCGATAACGCTAAAAGCAAATCCGCATCAACTCGTAAGCTAGAAGCCGAAGCTGATTATAAGGAAGCAAAGGCTGCGCGCGAAAAGAAAATGCTAGATGTGCTAAATGGCGAATATGTCCCTCGTGCCGATGTGGCGCAGGCATGGGCTAACCGAGTATTGGAGATGAAGACATCATTTACCAAATTAGGTAAGCGTATCGGAAGTGAGTTCACGGATCCTGAAGAACGTGCTCGTGTAGAAAAGGTGGTGAATGGCCTTGTCGAAGAATATCTCGAAAGCTACGCACGCGAAGGCGAGTACACGCCGAAAGTCAAAGCCACGGGAAAAGGTAAGTCCAAAGGTTGACTGGTTCCCTGAGGAATTAGAGGCATTCAAGCCACCTGAAAGATACACCGTTTCAGAATGGGCAGATAAGTACAGGGTACTGACTAATATATCTGCCGAACCTGGGCGCTGGCGTACAGCACGGACACCTTATCTCAAGGAGCCTATGGACAAATTCACAGACCCTCTCATTGAAAGCATCTCGTTATGTTTCGGGGCGCAGATTGGTAAGACGGAAGCTGAGCTTAATATGATTGGGTATGCGTTACACCAAACCGCATCACCAGTCATGATGGTTTATCCGACGGATACTATCGCAAAATTTGCTAGCGATAAACGTGTGCAACCGATGATCCGGAGCGTAGAACCATTGGCAGATATGTATGACGAGGGCAGTAAGTTGTTGGAGTTAGACTTCGTTAATGGGAACTACATGGTGCTTGTTGGGGCGAACTCACCAAGCAGCTTATCAAGTCGGTCAATTAAGTACTTATTCTTCGATGAAATTGATAAGTATCCAGCTTTCTCTGGTAAGGAAGCGAATCCAATTAAGCTGGCTGAGGAACGTACCAAGACATTCGTTGATAAGAAGATTGTAAGAGTGTCAACTCCTACGATTGAAAGTGGCAATATTTGGCAGTCCTATATGGACGCAAATGAACGCAAGCAGTATTACGTGCCATGTCCGCATTGCGGGGTGTCGCAGACCCTCAAATTCAAACAGATAAAATGGCCGGAGGAACACCATGGCAATGCGGATATGATACGTGATACCGCATATTATGAGTGCGAACATTGTAAGCAACGTATTGATGATAAGTACAAGATGGATATGCTCCGGCAAGGTGAATGGCGTGCGGTGAATGAATCACAAGTCCGAGTTGTCCGGTCGGTTGCATATCACATGTCATCCCTTTACTCTCCATGGGTTACCTTTGGCGATGTGGCATATGAGTTTGTTAAATCAAAGGATAAGCCAAGTGAGTTGATGAATTTTATCAACTCTGGATTAGCGGAGCCGTGGAAATCTGCGAAAACTAAAAGCACGCAGAACCTCGTGTTTACGCAATCGGAAGTTCCTCGAGGTATTGTGCCACAGCATGCGCCACTACTTATCGCATCTGTCGATGTGCAGCAAGATCATTTCTGGTGGGAGGTTAGAGCTTACGCTCATGGTGTATCAAGTTACTTAGTCGATTATGGTCAAGCAAGTAGTTGGTCAGACTTAACCGAGATACTCATTGATAGAGAATATCCATCAGAGTATGGTGAGGCCCGTAAGATTGTGAGGGCCGGTATCGATAGTGGCTATCGAACAGATGAAGTATATCAGTACTGTGCGCAGTACCCAGAAGTATGCGTGCCAGTTAAAGGTGATTCATCACACAGTCCTCTAGCTCCGCCTTATAAGATGAGCAGCATCGAGAAGGGCGTCATCGGAGGCATGAAGCTGTATGTAGTGAATACCGATTACTGGAAGGACTTTATATTTGCACGTATGGTACGTCCGGCTAATGAGCCTGGCACAATCCATTTATTTAAGGATTGCCCAGAGGAATATTCGGAGCACCTCCGGTCGGAGGAAAAGCAAGAAATCCGAAATGTAAAGACCGGAGCAGTTACAGTGCAATGGAAACCATTAACCAGTCATCCAACAAATCACTTGTTGGATACGTGTGTATACAACGCCATGGTGGCGGACTCGGTAGGTGTTAAATACTTACCCGAATATAATCTGGATACCGATGAGGGGGACGAAGATACGGATGATGAAGACTTTAATGCAGATAGCCGAGGTTGGTTTAGTTAAGAAGGAGGTGAGACCATGAGCGCAAGAGAAGACTTGGAGCGTATTCGAACGATAATCGAGGAAATTGAGACGAATGGATACGCCGAGATGTCTGTAGGTGGTAAGCGATTTAAGACGCATGACCTGCCGACATTATACGCCCGTGAACGTGAGTTAATGTCTCGCGTTGATGATGAGGAAGGTAATAGCACGACATCCTATGTGTCATGGGAGCGACGATGAACATACTTGATAAGGTAATAGCTTATTTCAATCCAGAACGAGCTGCCCGTAGAGCATATTTCCGTAGTTCGCTTGAACGTGGATATGATGCGGCGTCAACAGATCGATTGAGTGGCGATTGGATGCCAGTATTTGGTACAGCTGAACAAGTAGCATCAGGCCAACGTGATTTGATTCGAGGTCGTGCACGTGCAGCAGAACTTAATAGTGACCTTGCTGAAAGTGTTGTATTGGCATTATTACGGAATGTAGTAGGTACCGGAATAAAGCCACAGTGCAAAATTAAGACCCGCGCAGGAAAGCTGAATGAAAGACTCAATAAGAAAATTGAGGAAGCTTGGGCGGACTGGGTGGATAAGGAAAACGCGGATATCCGAGGAATATCTACGTTCTACGAGTTGCAAGAAATGGCTCTGCGCCGAATGGTCTATGACGGGGAAATCCTAGTTAATATGACCTCCGAAGGCGCAGATATACCACTATCATTACAGCTTATCGAGGGCGAGAATATCGGAGCAGTATCGGTAAGCGAGAATGGCAACAGTATTGTTAATGGCGTGGAAGTTAATAAATACGGAAGACCAATAGCATATCACGTATTCCAAACAGATCCATTAGGAATACGGTCGTTTAACGAGGCAAGGCTGCCAAGTAATAGGGCTTTTCTATTACATAAGCCTCGCAGACCTAGTGAACTGCGCGGGGTTAGTATGTTAGCCCTCGTATTAAAGCGTATTCATGACGTAGATGAATACATGGATGCCGACCTTATAGCGGCTCGTGTAGCCGCATGTTTCGGCGCGTTCGTAACAAGTAATACTGGGGGTAACCCGATGGTTGCGAATAAGATTGATAGTAAAGGCAAGAAAGTTCGTTCAATGGCGCCAGGGATTATCCAACATCTACGTGCAGGTGAATCAATTTCATTTGCGGAACCTAAGCGAAATGCAGGAACCGCATCAGAATACTCAGCGACACAAACAAGACGCATAGCGTCAGGTATGGGTCTAAGCGCGGACATAGTGACGCGCAATATTAGTGGTAACTTCTCCGCAGCTCGGCAGAATATGCTGGAGGACCAGCAATCATTCAAGCAGATGCAGCGTTTTATAATTGAGCATTTTTGCATGCCTGTATGGCGGGCTTTCATTGAAGCATGCTACCTAAAGGGAATTATCCCGGCCAATGATTATGCAGCAAACCCAAAACTTTATAAGAAAGTAGCGTGGTTAGCTCCAGGCTGGTCTTGGATTGACCCTGTTAAGGAAGTTAATGCTAACAAGGAAGCTATTAAGGCAGGACTCACAACGCTCGAGGACGTATGCAGTGCATCTGGTAAAGACTGGGAAGAAGTACTTGAACAGCGGAAGCTGGAACAAGACCGCATTAAGGAATTGGGTGTTGCCCTTGATATGAATGGGGACATAACGAATCTAGCGGATGATACCACCACTGATATGAAAGGAGATGATAGCTAGTGGGGAAATTTGCAAAGAAGCAGCTCTTAGGTAAATATGCCCGAGAGGCGCAAATTACAAATATCGAAGCGAACGATGATCGTATCGTCGAATTGTCCTTTTCCTCTGAAGAGCCATATGAAAGATGGTTCGGAACAGAGATATTGTGCCATGACGACGGATGCGTTAATCTAGACCGATTCAATAACGGTTTAGGCACATTGTTATTCAATCACAATCGCAGTGCCGTTGTTGGTCACATCGATAAAGTTTGGATTGAAGATAATCGTGGCAAGGCGATTGTTCGATTCGATGAAGATGATGAATCTGAAAAGATTTATCAAAAAGTGTTAAAAGGCACATTACAAGGTGTGAGTGTCGGATATGACATAAGTCGATATGAGGAATTAATCGATTCCGATTCTAAAAGTTCCAACGGTCGATTTACTGGTCCGGGTTATGTAATCACAGACTGGGAACCGCTGGAAATTAGTATTGTGTCCGTCCCTGCAGATCCAAGTGTAGGGGTAGGCAGAAGTGTAGATGATAATGAGGAGGAACCTATGAAAGGTGATGCAAAAGCAAAAGGCACTGAGCAAAACGTGCCACAAGTAGTACCGGAAGTACCAGAGTCCGGAGTTAAAGGTTTTAATGCGGATGACGCTAAAAGATTGATTGCGGCAGAACGTGAACGTGTATCCACAATCACAAGTCTATGCCGTGATTTCGAAGTTGATGGTGTAGATGAATTTATCAAATCCGGCAAATCTGTTGCCGAAGTTCGTGAGGCTGTAATGGATGCGTTGCGCGAACGTAATAAACCAGTATCCGTTAAAGTTGGTGAAGCAGATTCTGATAAGTTCCGCATGGCTATGCAAGATGCTTTGATAATGTCTGTTGGTATCCCGGTTGCAAATCCTGCACCAGGTGCGAATGAGCTCCGTTCTATGTCCTTGATGGAATTAGCTCGTGAGTCCTTAGTTCGTGAAGGCTTAACCGCTAACTATGCTGACCGTTTGGAATTGGCTCGTGAAGCTATCAACTCCACATCCTCTTTCCCAATCGCGTTGTCTAATGTAGCAAATAAGGCCTTGATGCAAGGTTATGAAACAGCACCATCTACATTTGCAACTTGGGCGGGGAAAGGTAGTAATCGTGACTTCAAACCAGCAAAACGTTTTTTACTTTCCGAAGCAGCTGAATTGAAACTTGTCCCTGAGGGCGGACAATTCAAGGATTCCCAAATGAGCGAAGCAGGTACGAACGTTAGTGTATTGACATTCGGACGTACGTTCAGCTTAACACGACAAGCTATTATTAATGACGATTTGGGTGTATTTAACGATATTTCTTCTAAATTCGGCCGTGCAGCAAAAAATAAAATCAATAACATGGTATATGACCTTTTAAGCGGCAATACTGTGTTAGAAGACGGAAAGGCCTTGTTTAGTGCAGATCGTAAGAACTTGGCAACTGCAGGCTCCGAGTTAAGTGTTGTATCTTTAGCTGCAGGTGTAGCGGCTATGCGTCGTCAAAAACATATTGGTGAAAATCGCAATTTGAATATCTCACCTACATATTTGATTGTTCCACCTGAGCTCGAAGCATTAGCATATCAGGTAGTTAAATCTGTGGTAGACCCTGCTCGTAGCAATGATACAGTCAACCCATTCAGTGGTCGATTCACCATCGTTGTAGATGCGGCATTAACGGATCCGCATGCTTGGTATTTGGCATCCCGTCCTACAGATGTTCAAACTATCGAAGTAACGTACTTAAATGGCGTTGAAACACCTCGTTTAGAAACGCAAACAGGCTTCAAGGTTGACGGCATCGAGTACAAAGTAGCAATCGATTGCAACGCAACAGCAATCGACTTCCGCGGCTTGTACAAAAATCCTGGTAAATAATTAGTAATTGATTAGGAGGTAAATAGATATGGCTAAATTCATTCAAGAACTAGACCGCGTCGATTTTAAAAATACAACAACCGAAATGATTGAAGTAGGGGACATCGTTCCTATCGGTAAAATGCACGGTGTGGCAATTACAAACATTGGTCCTAATTCAATCGGTGCAGTTAAGGTAACTGGTTGCTTCGAAGTAGCGGCATTAACATCTGATTCTTTTGAGGTAGGTGATACTGTGTATTTTGACAAAGCTCAAAAGCGAGCATCTAAGACGGACACTAACCCAGTATTAGGCGTGGCTCTTACAGAAAAACGCCCAGGTACCACAATGTTGGAAGTTGCACTTGTGCCTAATGTAGAAAAGTAATGTAAGGGCGGGCATATGCCCGCCTACTCCATAGGAGGTAATGCACTATGAAATTAGGATATAAGCCTAATGCACTGCTTTCTGTATTTGGTGAGCGAATTACCTACAAAGGCCAAGTTATCAAAGCTAGCGTGGAGATTGGTGAATATGACGGCAAAGGATCTGGGTTTGTCGATAAAGCATTAGCTGATGAAGCTCAGATTTGGGTGCGTGCTAAGGATGTTCCTGAACCACGATCAAAAGACGAAGTGTATATCAATGGCGAGAAATGGTACGTTGATCACATTTCCAACTTCGACGGTACAATGTATTGTTTGGAAATCGTCCATAACGTGAGGGCGGTGAGACCGTAATGAGTAACGAACCTATTACGATTACAGACACAGCCACACCGTATCTGAATTTCATCGCGGAAACCAAACCAGATTGGATGCGAAAGGCATTAAAGTCTACAGGTTGGATGATGCAAAAGGAAATTAAGCAGGGCATTCGGTCAGGTGCACCAGGTGGACGTAGATATCCCAATTTCATGGCGCCTGCGCGACGTGCTGCATTTGAGTCAGCATTTGGTGCGAAACTTCGAAAAGCTTATCAAAGTGGAGGCCGAGCTGAACGAGAGGCCTGGGGATCTAAATCGCGAAATTCCTTACTTGATATGGGTATTAGTGCCAGGACAATCGGATATAGTCCTCTTGGTAAGCTATCGAATGCAGTCGGATATCAATATGACAAGGGCAAGCAATCCGTTCGAGTTGGGTGGTTATCTAATTCGGCTAAACGGTTAGGTGAACGTATCGAGGAAGGATACACCAAGCAGATTACGGAGCCTATGCGTAAGAAGTTATTTGCTGCAGGTGTACCATTACCGAAGGGAAAATCGATGTTCAAAATTCAGCCACGTCATACTTATGGTCCTATGAAAGCAGCGTTACAGCCTAAGCTTAAACCTTATATCGAGGATAAGATAGGCGACTACGCTATTTATGGTCCAGCTGCACAATCCGCATCTCGACGTAACTATAAGGTAAGGTGATATTAAATGTTACAACAAACAATCCCCATGTCACGTATAGTGAACCGATGGGCGGAAGCCTTATCGACAGATGAAGGATTAAATAAATTTTGTAATGACAAATACGGAAAGCCGGCGCAACTGTATGTCGGCTATGACGATGTTGACGCCCCGCTTGAAGATGACTGCCCTTGCATCATATTACTGCCAAGTAGCAAACAAGAAGGATTTAACGACGAATATCACTATTCGTTGATGATTGTCTGGGGTATTGTACGTCAAGGCGCAATTCGCGATAAGAATATCATTCGATATGATGGGGCCCTTGAATCAGATAATTTAGGGCAGCTAATTATCGAGTGCATCTGCAGGGTCAACACGGCGTTCCCGGTTATCGATATAGATTATGAATTGGATAGCATGAACTGGCGTCCTGTATTTACTGGGCGCCTGACAGCTACTATTACCATCCCGCATGTAATCGGCGGGAATATTGAATATTAAAGGAGGAAATGCATATGGCAACAGCAAAACGTGCACAGGGTTCTCAGTCCCATGTGGCGATTGCGTTTGAGGCGGATTTTGGTACAACGCCATCCACTGGTGGTGTAATCACGCCAATCATTTCTAGCTCTGTGAAAGCTAGTCAAAATTTAAACGATTCCACCGTAATCCGTGGCGATCGTAATCCTGCAGCGCCATTCCGTGGCAACATTGACACGTCCGGTAGTTTAGTCGTGCCTGTTGGTGTAATCGACATCGGATACTGGCTAAAAGCTGCATTCGGTCAACCGACTTCTAATACAACTGGCCAAGCGCCAAATAAGAAGTCTGAGCATGTGTTTAAAATCGGTAATACAATGCCGTCGTTAACTATTGAGCAGGGGTACCCTGATGTTAACGTGTTCCAGCAATTTGCTGGCGCACGAGTTAGTAAATTAGGATTTAAGTTCGGCGGCGATGCCGAATTAACTGCATCCGTTGATGTGATGGGCTGTAAGGAAACATTAGCGGCCACTACATTTGATGCTGCAGCTAAGGCAGTTAATTTCTTACCATTCCAAAATCTTAATGCCACCATCAAAGAGGGAGGCGTAACAGTAGCCAATATTCTAAGTTGCGATATCAACTTTGACTTTGGCTTGGACGGCGACTCTTATGCTATCGGCGGTAAAGGTTTTAGAACGTATATTGACCCGGGTATTGCATCTATTTCCGGGACGATTAAAGCGTTCTTCCAAAACAAAGACCTATTAAACAAAGCAGTCAACGGCACGGAATCCAGCTTGGAATTACGACTTGAACAAGACGACTGGTCGCTTACATTCAAGTTGCCTGAACTTGTATACGAAAGACAATCTCCAGGCATTGACGGCCCTCGTGGCGTCAATATTGAATTACCATTCAAAGCGTACTATCGTGCGGATTCCGGTCGTTCCGCATCCATCATTACATTAGTTAATAATCAAGAACAATACTAGGAGGTGCCAACATGGCATTTGAAGATATCAAAGTAAGAGGCTTAACATTCGCTGAACGCGGTGAATTAATTAAATCTGGTTTAGACCCATTGTATACCCCTGTTCCGGAAGAAGCACCGGATACAGAACGACTATTGCGTTCTCGTGACCTTGCACAATGGATTATGCAGCACATCTACGGTTTAACTGAAGATGAAATCAACGCAGCACCAGACAATGATCTTATGGAAGTTGCGCTTGACACCATGCGCTTTACGCACGAAAAAAAGACTGAAATCGAAAAAAACTAATTGATGCGTGGAGTTGGCTCAACTCCGATAAGCCGAAATATTGCTCCGATTGTATCAAGATGCAACGTGAGACTAAACAGCATTTTGACTGTTCGGAGTGTGAGTTTAATTCCCCGCATCAATTAGATGGAACGAGACAGGCAATGCGGGTATACAACGCTAGCCGGATGCAGCGACGCTGGCATCCAGGTGGCATTGCAGGGTTCGATATGCCAGCGGTATTAGAAGTGGCAAGGGCTTACGGCATCGAGCCACTGCCGCACCTTATTGATTTGCTTATACTACTTGAAGCCAAAGAACTGGAGGTGGCGCACAAGAATGGCCAATAATTTAATTGATATTGTCGTTCAACTTACCGATAAGAATACGGAAGCAGGACTCAAGAAAATTACGGCAAGTGCCGAAGGCGCCAAATCCGCCCTTGGCAAAATGAAGAATGACCTCATGGCGATAGGTGCCGGTGTTGGTGTAGTAGGCATCGGTGCCAAACTCGCCAAGGAGGCGATTCAATGGGATGTAGCCGTTAAGAAATTGTCCGGTATCACTGGTGCTACGGCAAAAGAAACCAGCGAACTATTAGCAGTGGCCAATTATATGGGTGTTGCTATGGAAGATAGTGCTGGTGCATTTGCTAAGTTCTCTAAGAACGTCGGAGCGGCCAAAGAGAAAATGGAAGTCGCTCGGGCAGAAGGAAAGCTCGGTACCGATATATTTAGTAAATTAGGCTACACGCTTGAAGATATCCAAGGCAAGAATACCGTTGAAGTATTCAAGATGATACAGGAACGTCTAAGAGGGATGAAGGACGGGGCTGAAAAGACCCGTGTCGAAATGGAACTCTTTGGACGTACTGGCTACCAAATGCACGCTATGCTTAATATGTCTGCTGAACAGATGGACAAAGTGGCTGAACGTGCCAAAGCAATGGGCCTTATCATCGACGACGAGACTGCAGCTAAATCCGCAAAGCTAAATCGGGAGTTAAAAGATTTAGAAAATACCGGAAAACGCCTAGCAGTATCCATCGGCCATGAGTTAGTTCCTGTGTTTAATGACTACGCAAAAGGCGTATTGGATGTAGCTAAAGAATTCGAGACAATGACCACCGAGCAAAAGGAAGCTATCGGAGGTATTGTCAAATTCGGTGCAGAAGCTGGCGCAGTGATTATAGTCATGCGATCACTAACCAGCGCACTCGGATTTATGCGATTGGCCACACTTGCTGCAGCCGGTCATTGGGTAACATTAGCTACAGTAATTGGGCTTGCGGGGAAAGCATTACTTGATTTCCGTTACAATGAAAAAACATCTGGCTCTTACATGGGGGTGGATGTTGATGGCAAACGTATTCATAAGAATACGAATTCAACAGCAGGCTTGTCTGACAAGTTTAGGGAATCACACGATACTCGATATTGGATTGAGGATAGTGCGTGGCTTGGACTTGTAAAGAATGACCGCTTAGCTACTAAAGAGGAAGGCGCTAGAATCGATGCGGCATTAAAGCAAAAAGAAGAAGCTGATGCTGCAAAAGCGAAACTCGATGAAGAACTTGCAAAAGCGAAAGAGGACCTTGCTAATGGCGGATTAACCAATACCGAGGCTATCAATAAAGCGAATGAGGAAGCAGCGAAAGCGGCCAAAGCCCAAGAGCAGGCAGCTAAGAAAGCCCAACAAGCGGCTGAAAAGTTGACGAGTGCAGTGGAACGCATGGCCGATTTGTATCGGTCACTTACTTTACAAAGCCTACAAATTGACGGCAGTCAATACGAAATTGATAAGTTAACTGCTAAGAACCAGTTTGAAGCCAACAATAAGAATATCCGTGATATCATCCGTTCTGTTTCTGGATTGAGCGGAGGCGTCACCGGAGAAGCCGTGAGTGTGCTAGACGCAGCCAATGAACAACTCGGCAAGGCATACGAGTTAGGCGCAGATGGTACATGGGCAACGGATTGCGGAAAGCTGTTCTCTGATTCGGTATTGCAGGCATTTGGTAAGGACGTACCTAGATATGTCCCATCTATCATGGACGCAGCAAGAGCCGCTGGTGCTTGGCATGATGAGGGCGATGGATATGTTCCTAAAGCCGGAGATGGTGTGGTTGTACTTGGCGATAATCATATTGTAATTAGTGACGGAAACGGCGGATATACTGGCGCTAATTCAAGCACAGGTGTAATTGCCAAACCATCTGTTACAGGCGATTTTGGTGCTATTACAGGGTACGTAGACACTAGCTTATTAGCAGGTGCTTCGAGTTCTATGGCTGATTCAGCAGGTAGCGCGGCAAATGCCAAGAAGCTTGCCGAGTCAAATCTAACAGCCCAAGTTAGAGCCAAGAATGAAGAGTTGTACCAAAAGCGATTAGCTGAGGCACAACGAAATCAAACTATCCGTGTTCGTAAGATGAACGAGGATATTAAGAAACTCGATCTTGAACGCACAGGTGACCGCTTGCAATTACTCAAAGCTGAAGCCGAAGCGCAAAAGGCGCAGATTGATGATAACGTTCATGAGTATACAAAAGCGGTAGGCGATAAGGAACTCGCTGAGAAGAAAGCTCAAGCAGAACGCCTAAAATTGGCTTCTGATACTGAGCAGAAAATCAGAGAGTTAGCATATACTCAAACGAGTGAAACCGTTGACCACTTAACCAATATGGTTACTCTTGGTCGATTATCTCGCAGTGATGCGGACGCACTACTTGCTGAAGAGTTAAAGACCTATATTGACTATGCACGTAGTGAAGTCAATGAGGCCCAGTTAACAGCTACGCAAAGACTGCAGATTGAAAAGAACCTATTAGAGTCTCAACAAAAATTATGGGAACTTGCAGGTCGCAGTCTGAAAACGAGCCTACAAGAAGCCGCACGCCAATATAAGCAAGAGACTACCAATTATGCTGATTTAGCTAAATCGACTTTTGACAGTACGATGAGCTCTATCAATTCAGCATGGACGAATAATCTCGAGGCTATGGCAACAGGAACGAAATCATTTAGTAAAGGTATTAAGGACATATTCAAGGATATGACGAACGCCATTATTAAGATGATGATTCAGTTAACGTTTCAGCAATATGTCATGCCTAAGTTGCAAGGATTATTTGGTGGTGCAGTAAGTGGTATTGGCTCACTAGGTGCTGCAAAAGGGACATCATCCTTTGCCGGTGGCAGTTCGTTTAGTTCGGCATTTACAGGAAATCGATTCGCTGCTGGAGGGAAAACGAACCCAGGGCTTATGTTGGTTGGTGAAAACGGACCAGAACTATTACAGTCCTCTGGATCACACCGCATTTATACGGCAAGTGAAACTCGTAGATTAATGGGTGGCGGAGCTACAAGCAACAACGTAGTTGTTAATATCGTTAATCAGTCTGGCCAAGAACTTGAAAGTAAGCAACAGAACTCTCGGTTTGATGGTGAAAATTATGTTATTGATGTAGTAGTTCGTGCTATGGAATCAAACAAAGGAGGTATGCGTGACGCCATCAAGGCATCCGCAGTATAACTATATGGCAGTATTTCCAGATATTCGATGGCCAATATATCCAATTCAGGAGACTACTCCAGATATTTCGTATAAAGGTCAAGTTGAAAATATGACGCTAATCACCAGGAAAAAGACGACAAAGACCAGGCGGACATATTCTGTAGGGTACAAGTTGCCAACAGCTGATTACTATAAACTTCGGTCATTCTTCGATGAAGTCAACTGCTCCGGTATATTCGATTGGGATCATCCGGAAACACGAGAAACATTAAAAGTGCGATTTGCAGATCAGTTAGACTTTGCGGCGAATGACTACGGAGTGTGGATGGGAACCGTGAAATTACAGGAGGTATAACATGTTACCGCTCTCAACGGCATCGATTTTAGAGAAAAACCAAATATCGGCCACCGGTGTGTGGTTAATGCTGTTAGAAATATCCTATAAAGGGGATACGATTCGATTGGTATACAATACGGAGAATATCCAATTTCAAGGTAATACTTATATTGCATTTCCATTTACCATTCAAGATGTTACAGAGAATGCGACGGATTTACCTAATATCAAGCTGTCTGTGTCTAACGTGACTCGTACAATTCAGCGCATGGCAGAGTCTAATAATGGATTCACTGGAGCCAATGTCATCATTCGTGTAGTGAATACGAACATACCTGATGTGTGCGAGCAAGAGGAGCATTTCGTAATTACGGGAACTCATGCAAACGCAGAATGGATGGAGTTTACACTGGGTACTGACTTTAGCTTTACTCGACGATTCCCGTTAATCCGTGTGATGAAGGATTTCTGCCCGTTCAAATTTAAAGGGGTTCAATGTGGATATAAGGGTCACGAAAATCAATGCAATAAAACCCTAGCGCGATGTCGTGAATTGGGGAACAGTACTCGATTTGGAGGAGAACCTACTATTCCGCAAGGAGGACTATATGCATCCAATAAGTGATTTGACTGATATGATAGGCACCCCATTCTCGGAAATGAAATGTTGGGATGTAGTTGTTGAGGTATATCGGCGTAGTGGAATATCACTACCCGAATATACCCAAATCCAAATGGATGAATGGCGCGAGGTTCGTGAGCCAATGCCAGGGAGTGTTTTGGTATTTGCGCTGTATGGTAAAAATCTCGATCATGTAGGGGTTTATCTTGGTGAAGGTAAATTTATACACGCTACTGAACACAGCGGCACCTGTATAGAGCACATATCAAAGTATGTGCCTCGATTGAAGCACATTTATGAAAGGAAGGAGTAGCAGATGGTTAACGTAATTATTGTAAATAATCCGTTCAAGCCAGAGCAACGGGATACAAAATATTTGCCATTTAAACAGGGCAAGTCTATCAGCTATTACTTCAGTGCACCTGGTGAATGGGCGTACTCAGTAAATGGACATGAAGCAGCGCCTGATACAGTTGTAAACGATGAAGACTACATTGTAGTAATGCCCCGAGTTGAGGGTAAATTCTTTGGTGTTCTTCTATCAATAGGGATGGCTGTATTTACCGGTGGTATTGCTTCGGGTGCTATCTTTGGTATCCAAAGCTTGATTTGGCGGTCAGTAATTGCTATGGCGGTAGGGATGATAGGTAATGCTATCATTTCAAAGTTAACTGCTCCTAAGGTTGACCGTTCGAATTCCGAACAGTCAAATACATATGGCTGGGGAGGTACTGAAACTGTTACTGGGCAGGGCTACCCTTTAGCCGTGACGTATGGCCGGATGAAAAGCGCGGGGTTATTATTATCCCGCCATGTAATTAGTGATGGCGAAAAGCAATACCTTAACCTTTTATACTGTGCGGGTGAGGGCGAATTATCAAAGATAGAAGATATTCGTATTAATGCTAACCCAATCAGTAATTATAAAGATGTACAGGTGGATATCAGAAAGGGGACAAATGACCAAACAGTTATCCCAAATTTCAATGATAATTTTGCGGATCAATCCCTAAACTATGAATTGACTGAATCATGGAATACGCAACAGGTACAAGGCGATGCATGTGACGCTATAGAGTTAACTGTTGGATTCCCAAACGGATTATATTATTCAAATGATAGCGGCGGCGCTGACCGTACGTCTGTCACGTTGAAAGCAGAAATTCGTAAGGTAGGTGATGAGTCCTGGCAGGCATTACCTTTAGCAAATCAAAAGGGCATGGCCGGTCATATTAAGCGCCGCGATGCGTGGAACTTTATTAAGTCAGATAATAACGTGACAAATACATCTGATTACGCAGGACGAATTGAAGAGGCGACAAATAATGCATTTTATCGCGTATTTCGCTTTGACAATCTCGAAAAGGCGCGTTATGAAATCCGTATGCGATGCAGTGCGAAAGATGGGAAAAGCTTGCGCCATGTCAATAAGGTCTACTGGGTGCAGCTAACCCAAATTATATATGACGATTTCGTGCATCCGGGGAAAGCTCTCATTGGAATTAAGGCTTTGGCTACATCTCAGCTGAGCGGTACCGATCCAAAAGTGACATGGATTCAAGAGCGCTCAGAGGTGTATGTATTCAATCCGTATATTAATAAGTATGAAGCTCAACCAGCGGATAATCCGGCATGGGCTGCATATGATTTAATTCATATCTGTCATAAGATTGGCGGTGAATATATTGTATTTGGACAGCCCCATATGCGCCTTGACTATAACGCATTTAAGGCATGGGCAGATAAGTGCAAAACAAATGGGTTTACATTCAACTATATATACGACACCGCTATGCGATTATGGGATGCATTAAAGTATCCAGAAGCAGTAGGTCGAGGGAAAGTAATTCCTGTAGGAACCAGGTTCACATGTGTTAGTGATTATCAATCTACACCGGTACAGTTGTTTACTGTAGCCAATATAAAACATGGCAGCTTTACTGAAGAGTTTCAAGGTGTGGAGGCTAGGGCTAACTCTGTTGAAATATCGTTCCTTAACAAGGATAAGGATTATGAGCGAGACGTCATTCCAGTATATGGGGATACTTACGACGAGTCGGATACGCTAACAAATCCGGCACAAGTTGAACTTATGGGGTGTACTAGTCTTGAGCAGGCCTATAAACACGGTAAGCATTTCTTGCGATGCAATAAATATGAAATACGTACTGTGACAATAGAGGCGTTTACGGATGCCATAGCGTGCACGGTAGGAGATATTATTTTAATTCAGCACGACATACCTGAGTGGGGCGAGGGCGGTCGTGTGGTTGCGGTAAGTGGCCAGACGATTACACTTGACAAGGAAGTGTCGGTACAATCAGGGAAGAATTATCAGTTGCTGATCCGTAGCAACTCTACGGATATCGTCTCTACGTTTAACGTAGTAAATGTATCAGGTCTCAATGTGATTGTTAAAGAGGCTATACCGGTGCAGCCTGATGCGGTATATGCATTCGGGGAGGTTTCTAAATCGGCTAAGCCATTTCGTGTATTAGCCATTACGAAAACATTATCAGAAATGACTCGTAAGATCCAATGCATGGAATATTATCCAGAACTCTATGTATCAGATGATGGCACGGTGCCAAGTATTGATTATACGAATCACGGTGCATCTGATATTCAATCAGTAGGGATAGTGAGCGATGTCTATGGTGCTAATGGCATCATGTATTCACGTATAGGTGTAACGTGGCAGTTACCTCGCGATGGAAAAGTCTCAAATGTAGTCGTGAATTACCGAAACGTAAAAAGCGATACGTGGACATATATTGGAAACTACCCAGCATCCACAAACGCTACCACGATATCTGATGTGCTACTAGGTGCGACCTATGAGGTGCGAGTGCAGGCTATTAATGAGTTGGGACAGTTGACTACTGGCGTAACAAAATCTATAGCCATACCTAAGATGCAAACGCCAGAGGATGTGCAAAATTTGCACGTACTCAGTCGATACAATCAGACTGCAGATAAAAGTGTTTACTATGACTTACAAGTGCTATTTGACCCGCCTAGTAATCCCGCCAACTTCGATGTAGCGGAGGTTTGGTATCTCTTAAAATCGAAAAGCGGAAAACCTGTAACGGGGCAAGAATGGCAGTATGCTGGCAGTAGTAATAGTCAGATTATTATCAAATCATTAGGCCCAGGTGAGGAGTATCGAATCAAAGCAATTTCGGTTGACCGATTTGGTAACAGGGCAGAAACAGCCCAAATGGTTGATGTGATAGTCAAACCGATGGATGCGGTACCCGATATGCCTAGTAATTTCGGTATTACTTTCAGCAGAAATGCCACCGCATCATGGAATGAGGTGCTGAATGCTGACGTCGACTATTACGAATTACGTACCGATAATAATCCTGGTAAAGATACGAATGCTTTATTGGCAAGAGTTAAAGGTACCTCTGCTGTACTTACTTTAACTAAACGAGCAGATACTGTTTATCTTTATGCTCGCAGTACGTTGGGCAAATACTCGACTGCAGCAACATACGAGTATAACGTTCCGCAGTTGGCCGCGCCTGAGCTTGTAGTAAAAAATCAGTTAGGGGGATTTAATCTTTACTTCTCTACTAAGCCGGCACAAGCATATGCAATCAGATGTCACGTGATCGGAGATGAGCGCACCGATGATTTTGAAACTACTAGCACCATGCTGACGTATTCGAACTCTGCCGGAATATATCGGATACGTTGCTCGTTTGTGGATGTGTTCGGAGATGGACTCGTTAACGAGAAGCAAGTCGTGATTAAGACACAAATTGATGCTAGCTTGCTAGATCTTGAGTCTCTTGGGCTGAATAAAGTTGATGAACGAATTAAGGAACTTGATAAGAAATTTAATACGAATTCTGAAGAGACCACTAGAAGAATTACGAATTTGGCGTCACATACGGAATCTCGCATTACTGAGTTAGCTGGTAGCATCGATTTGCAAGTTAAAAAAAGTATTGGTGAGATTGATGGCGGCGAGTTGGTATCTCGTATTAACCTCAGTCAGTCCGGGGTATACATTGCAGGAAAATTGATTCACATCACTGGAGCAACTAAGTTCGATGATAATGTCATTGTTGATAAGATGATTCAGGCCAACGCAGTCACTGCCGATAAATTACATGTTGAAAATTTAGCGGCGGTGTCCAGTACAATTGGGTTACTTCGTTCGAGAGAGACCGGTGCTCGTGTTGAGATTCAAGATAATCTTATTACAGGCTTTGATGATGATAACAACCCTCGGATTAAACTTGGGTGCTGGTAGGAGGTATTATGGAACCGCATGTATTAGCTTATGATGCTAACGGCAATATCATACTAAATCTCAAGGAAAGGCTCACGCGCAAACCATTCACAGTAA